CCCTATTTCGGCATGGACTTCGGATTTTCCCAGGACCCGACGCACGCCGTCGAGGTATGGAGGCACGCCAACAGCCTCTACATCCGGCGAGAGGCTCGCGGGATCGCCGTGGATATCGACCGGTATCCCGACCTCCTGGCGAACCTCCCAGAGGCCGAGAAGCACGCGCTACGGTGCGACAACTCCCGCCCGGAGTCGGTTTCCTACCTGCGCAACCACGGCTACCCGAAGGCGCTTTCGTGCCGCAAGTGGCCAGGGTCCGTCGAAGATGGCGTGGCGTGGCTCCGGTCGCATGACTCGATCGTGATCCACCCCGATTGCCCGCACCTCATGGACGAAGCGCGCCTTTGGGCGCACAAGGTCGACCGATTGACCCAGGACATCAGGCCGGAGATCGTGGACGCGCACAACCACGGGTGGGATGCGGTGCGCTACGCCGTCGAGCCGTTGATTTTCGGACACGCCAAACCATCTTCCGCGCCCATTGTGATCCCGAAACGCTGGTGAATTGCGGAATTTGGGAAATTAGCGTATTTTTGGAAACATGGCCGACGCGAACCACGAGAAAATCCGGAAGACGATCGACGCCGACCTAGAGGCGCGCGCCCGGCAGCGTCGAGCCTACCAGGATGACACGGAGTTCGCTGTCCTCGGTGGGGAGAAGCAGTGGGACGGCGAGGAATGGGCGCGCCGCGGCTCCGACAAGCTCCCGCGCATCACCTACAACGTCTGCGGCCCGATCATCCGGCGCGTCTCGAACGCCATCACCTCGAAGGCGTACTCGGTCCATGTGACCGCACAGGGCCAGGGCGCATCCCAGCAGATGGCCGAATTCCGGGCAGGCATGATCCGGGCAATCGAGATCACCGGAGGCGCTGAAGCTGCACGCGCGGCCGCGGTCAAGTGCATGGCAACCGGAGGCTTTGGAGCCTACCGCGTGGTGCTTGGCCAGGACGCGACCGGAGCCCCGCAGATCCGCTACGAGCGCATCCTGAACCCCCTGCACGTCGTTCCCGACTGCGAGGCGAAGGCCGTCAACCTCTCGGACATGCGGCACTGCACGGTATACGTTGACCTCCCCGAGGCCACCTACAAGGCCAAGTATCCCGACGGGTCCGCGACATCGGCCGAGCCTCCAGAAGGTGCCGAATCGTGGGTTAAGGAGGGATCGATCCGGGTTGCTGAGTTCTGGGAGAAGCGCGAAGACGGGACGATCTGGCAGACGTTCCTCGACGGCGCGGGCGTTCTCGGTGAGCCCGAGCAGTTCCCCGGCGCCCTGATCCCCATTTTCTTCCTCGTCGGCGAAGAAACAGACGTCGGCGGAGAGGTGATCTACAAGGGCGTGGTTCGGGACATCAAGGAGCCTCAGCGGTTCAAGAACCTGTGGAAGTCGGAGGAATACGAATACCTCTCCGGCAAGAAGCAGCCTCCCGCGCTCCTGACGCCTGGAATGGTTTCGGACGCTGCAGTCAACCAGACTTGGGCGGGGGGCAATTCCGCAGCCTACCGCCTGTGGACTCCCGACGCCAGCAACCCGGGCGCAACCCCGATATTCCCGAGCGCCCCCGAGATCCCGGCCGGATACGCCAACGCCAGCGCCGAAGCGTCCGAAGAGATCAAGGCCATGTCCGGAATCTTCGACGTTCACCTGGGGCGTCAGTCTAGCGAGTCCGGCCGCGCCATGATGGTGCGCCAGGAGCAAGCGGACCTCGGAACCTACCACTACGAAGCGAATCTTCGCTCCTTGATCGAGTACGAAGGCGCCGTCCTGAATGGCCTTCTTTCCGTGTTCGCCGATGAGCAGATGATCCTGCACGCGGCCGAAGACGGCAAGCTGACATCGCAGGAAGTCTCATCGATCCAGGGCATCCGCGAAGACCTGCAGGGGTTCAACGGCGGCACCTACGGAGTCCGCGTTGTCTCTGGCCCGAACTTCCGGACGAAGCGGGAGCAGTTCGTTTCCGTGCTGTCGGAGATCGGGACGAAGAACCCTGTGATTGCCCAGCTTGGCGCCCCCGAATTGATCCTCGCCATGGACATTCCCGGCGCTCAAGAGCTTTCCGAGGTGGTGGAGAAATATCTGATCAAGCAGGGCATGCGCGAGGCCAAGCAGGACGAGAAGCAGGGCGGCGACCCGCGCGCGATGCTTGAGCAGATGGCGCAGGCCATGGAAGCACTCCAGGCAGAGCTTGCCGAGGCCACGAAGGCCCGCGGGCTCATGGCGCAACGCATCCAGGAATTGGAATCCGGCACCGATGCCGAGATCCAGAAGACCACCCTGCAGGCGCAGACGACCATCCAGAAGGCGCAGATCGACAGCGAGGCCAAGATCCTCGCCGCGCGCATCGCCGCCGAAACCGACCTCCAGATTGCGGCCATGAAGGAGCAGGGCTCGAACGAGCGCGCTGTCCTTTCTGCCGTGACGACTCCGACCCCCGCGGCGACGGCTCCCGCGGAGGACGTTGAAGACGAGCCGGACGAGGGCTGCCAAGTCCTCTCGATTGCCCCGGAGGGCATCCAGTGAGCGAAGAAACGACCAGCGAAATCCTCGAATCCGAGATCCCCGAAGATGTTGCGCCCAGCGTCACCGACGCCGCGGAACAGGCTCCGGCCGGAACCGAGGAAGCACCGAAGCAGGAGCAGCCCAAGCGCGAACTTCCCGGCGCCATCCCGTACCCTCGCTTTTCTGCCGTGGTTGCCGAGCGCAACCAGGAGCGGGCAAGGGCCGCGGAGCTTGAGCGCCGCATCGCCGAACTGACGCGCCCCCAGCAGGGAGCGCAGCGGGAAAGCGAAATTAGTGTTCCGGACCCTCGGAAATACGACTCCATCGAGGCGTACAACCAGGCGGTCCAGGAGCACATCCACGCCACGGCCCAGACCCTAGCTTCCAGGCATTCGCAGCAGACCATCCAGGCCGCACAGCAGCAGGCAGAAATCCAGACGCTTGTCGGAGGATTCAACGCCCAGGCGCAAGCCATGGCCGCGACGAATCCGCAGATCGGCGATGCCATCGACATCTTCCGCAACTTGGAGCAGGACATCCACCCGGATGTTTTCCGCGACATCGTTGCAGAGGGGCCGGGGCTCGTCTGGGACATCGTGACCAACCAGGAGGTCATGGACCGACTGATTGGCGCAACCCCGCTGCAGGCCGGACGGATCTTGGCATCGATCGGCGCCACGTCCAGCACCAAACCCCAGGCCATCCGGCCGAACCAGCCGCCCGCGCGCCAGCCTGTTCCGGTCACCCGGACAGTTTCCGGCCCTGCGCGCGTGGCTGAAACCGATCCTTCCAAAATGACGCAGGCGGAGTACTTCGCCTGGCGTGAAAAACAGGAGCACTGAGCATGTCCACCGTCGCCACCGTCTCTCCCCAGCTCGTCGTTCGCGAGTCCGAATTCCTCCTCAAGAACAACCCCACGTTCTTGAAGTCCGGCATCCCCGACTACTCCAGCAAGTTCAAGGGCGGGCAGTCCGGAACCACCGTCAAGATCGCCAAGCCGACCAAGGTTGGCGTCACCACCGGCGCATGGGACACCTCGTCTTCGGCGCAGGCCGTGCGTGATGGTTCGGTTGATCTGACCATGGCCACCACGCCTATCAACGTCACCTTCAGCTTCACGCCCGATCAGTTGGGTATGAACTTCCAGGACATGTCGGCGCAGTTCATGAAGCCCGGTCTGGCGCGCCTGGTCGCGGCCGTCGAGAAGTCCATCCTGGACAACCTGGCTCCCAAGATCTCCCGCGTGTACGGCGCCGCCGCGATGACCTCCGCCGCGATGGCTTCCATCCGTACCATGCTGGGCGATTCGCTCTGCCCCCAAGACAACCTGAATGCGCTGGTTCGCTACCAGATGAATCAGGATCTCCAGCAGGACACGGAAGACCTGTTCAACGCGGCATCCTCGATCGGAAAGTCCAACCTCAAGGGCTCCACGCCCGAGTGGTCCGGCTTCAACATCAAGGAAGCCACCATCATGCCCGTGCAGACCACCGGCTCCCGCGCCGCTGGCACCATCAGCACGACCATGACCGAGGCCGCAAACACGGTTGCTTTGGACATCGGGTCCGGCGCCGAGACCATCAAGAAGGGCGAGGTTTTCTACATCACGGCCTGCGAAGACGTCAACGACCAGACCAAGGCCAGCCTGGGCGTCCCCAAGCGGTTCTGTGCTGCGGCCGACGCCACCGCAACGGGCGGAGTCGTCACCGTGACCCTGACCGAGAACATCTACGCCAGCACCTCGGATGCTCGGCAGAACGTGACCCGCCTTCCCACCTCCGGCGACACCGTTGTGTGGTACGGCGCGGCTTCGTCCTCGATCATGCAGGGCATTTTCTACGACCCGATGGCCTTCGCCACCGCGTTCCTGGACCTGCCCGCGTACGACGAGGCCAACGCCGCCCCGTTCACCGTTCCCGGCACCAAGATCCGCGGCCTGTTCGAGCGCCAGAAGAACGTCGCCACGGGCGTTACTACCTTCCGGTGGGATGTGCTCTTGGCCTCGGCCCTGGTGGAAGACGCCTTCGCCGCGCGCATGTTCCGCACCGCTTCGACGACCTGATAGTCAGGCATCGATAGACTCTCTTCGGGCGCCCATGGGAAACCTTGGGCGCCCTTTTGGGTAGGAAGACTTCCGGAGGGCAGGCGATGCGATATCCCATGTGGCGCAGAAACATCGACGGGACGGAATTTGTCGTACACGACAAGTCCGAAGCCTACGCTGAACCGGAGAAGATCGCGGGATTCCTCCCCAACAAGCCGATTCCCGAGGAAGCGCCTCGCGAACCGCTGACCAGCGACGACGACGGTGCCGAGCCCGTGCAGATCGAACCCACCGAACCGGAGGCCGAAGATGGCTTGCAAGACGAAGAAGTCGACCACCAAGAAGAAGTAGCCGCGGCGCCCGCCAAGCGCGGCCCCGGACGGCCCAAGAAGGGCGTGGCCTGATGGCCTGGACCGCATTCCACACCGTTGCGCGCGCCCTGCAGTTGTGCGGGGCCTATGCGCCAGGCGAGACGCCAGAAGCAGCCATCGGGCAAATCGGCCTCGACTCGCTGAACGCCATGCGCTCTACCTGGAACCTCCAGGGCGTGACGTGCTACGGCCAACGCATGATCGAGGTCACGGCCGACGGCTCCGCGTCCTACACGCTCGGGACGGGCGGCGACGTCTCCACCCGTCCGGTCCAGATTTCGCAGGTGCAGTTCGCGGGCGGAGAGCCCTACTCGATGGAGCGGCGCACATTCGAAGAGCTTCGAGGCTACGGCACGGCCAGCGGTGACCCCGCGATCTGGTGCGCCGTCCAGGGGGATCCTGTGACGCTGTGGGTGTACCCTGCACCATCGACAGGAACCATCCGCGTCTTCGACCGCACGCCGTTCTCCCAAATCGCCGCGCTGTCCGACGACATGCCCGACCCGATCGAGTATCGGGAGGCCATGGAATACGGCCTGGCGCTCCGGCTGTCCAGCATCCCCGGCATTGGCTCGGGGGACGTGTCCCCGTCGGTCGCCGCAATCGCCGCGCGCGCCTTCGATCTTCTGCTCACGCGCAACATCGTCAACGCCATTCCGCGCAAGAATCTGCACGCCGCGTTTCGCCTCTCGGAGACGGGGGACGGGGTTTCGTCGTGCTGACGGAGTTGCCGTTCGCAATCCCTCCCTACTCCAGCAACATCCCCGGGATCGGTGGGGACGATGCGATCAACATCCGCCCCGAGATTGCCGGATCTGGCGCCCTGGCGCAGCGCATGTTCGTGCATTGCCCTTCCCTCCGCGTCTACGTTGCCGAGGGTGTGGCGACCGCCTGCAGGGGCCTCTACACGGCTTCACAGGGACGTGTCTTCCAGGTTGCCGGGACATCGGTTTGGGAAATCCTATCCAACCAGACGCGCGTTCTCCGCGGCACGATCGGCAGCGCATCGGGGCCTGTGGGAATCTCGGACAACGGCGATGACATGGTGATCCTCGACGGCGTGAGCGGCTACCGCTTCGCGTTCGTGGATGCGACATTCCAGGAAATCACCGATGTGGAATTCCCAAGCGGAGCCGTTCACCTGGCGTACATCGACGGATATTTCCTCTGCCTGGAGCCGAACACGGTCTACATCCGCTGGAGCGCCCTCCGTGACGCTTCGTCCTGGCCGACGCTCAACCGAGCCGCAGCCGAAGCATCGCCCGACCTCGCCACGGCCGTGATTGCCCAGGGGCGGGAATTGTGGGTATTCGGCCCTTCATCCGCGCAGGTGTTCTATGACTCCGGAAACCCTGATCAGGAATGGGCGCCCGTCCAGTCCGTTGCGCTCGACATGGGTACCGATGCGCCCCATTCCGTGGCTGTTGCTCGGGATTCTGTCCTGTTCCTCGGGTCCGGCAAGGACGGATCCGCCCGCGTCTTCCGCACGTCGGGGTATCAAGTCGGCCCCGTGTCTTCCCCCGGAATCGAGGGTATTCTTTCCGCCGCGGGCGACCTGTCGGGAGCGCTTGGCCGGGTGCATTCATTCGGCGGGCATACCTACTACGTCCTGACCATCGCCGCAGCCGAACGAACCCTGGTCTACGATGTGGACCTTGGCGAATGGCATGAGCGCGCGTGGATGAACCCGGACACCGGAGAACTTCGCCGCTGGCGTGGCACGCACGCGACGTTCGGACATGGGCGAATGCTCATTGGAGACTCGAACGGAAACGCCGTCTACCAACTCTCCGACACCGACTACACCGACCAGAAACCGGACCTTTCGGGCGAGTGGTACATCAAGCGGCGCCGCACATTCCCGCACTACAAGGCCGACGGCCAGGTGGTCCAGTACCGCACCGGGGAGATTTGGGGGCGCGCTGGAACGGCCCCCGTCACCGGCCAGGGCTCCGACCCCGTGGCCATGCTGTCGTGGTCCAACGACGGCGGGCGCACATGGTCCAGCGGCCGTGACATCAAAATCGGACGGTTGGGCGAATACGGCTTCCGCGCGCGAACGCTCATGATGGGCTCGGCTCGGGATCGTGTCTTCCGCGTCGACCTCACTGATCCTGTCCCTGTGGCGTGGTGCGGCTTCCGATCGGACATCGCGACCATGCCGCGTTGAGGTATATTTCTCCCTGTCGGAACCTCGGTTCTGTTCCTCGGCACCCTGCCGAAACAGGGATCCACCAGTATCGAGGGTAACCGACAATGGATCCAATTTCTATCGGACTCGGAGCGGCAAGCATCGGCTCCGGACTGATCGGCGGGCTGCTGGGACGCAGAGACGCCAACAAGTCCGCACGCGCCCAAGAAGAGGCCGCGCGGATGCAGTTGCAGGCGTCGCGGGAAGCGATTGCCGAGCAGCGCAGGCAGTACGAACAGGGCAGACAGGATCTGTCTCCATACCGGGGCGCAGGCCAATACGGCATAGGAGAATTGCTCTCCGGGATGCAGTCCGGCCAGTTCGCCGCGCCTGAATTCGGGTTCCAGGAAAACCAATTCAACTACCAGGCCGACCCAGGCTATCAATTCCGAATTGACCAGGCCATGAAGGCAATCCAGGCGTCGAAAGCCGCGTCCGGAATGCTAGGAGGCGGCGGAACGCTTCGGGCAATCGATCGCGAAGCGCAGGACTTGGCGTCCCAGGAATACGGGAATTCCTACAACCGATTCCAGGGCGAAGAGGCCACGCGCTACGGCCGCGCCTCCGACGCCTACAACCGCACCTACGGGGCGCGACAGGACACCGCAAATCGCTTGATGGGCCTCGGCAACATGGGCCAGGCTTCGGCCGCACAGACCGCCAACATGGGCGCCAACATGGCCGGTAACATCGGGCAACTCGGGATGTCCGGGGCGCAGGGGATGGGGCAAGGAATGACCAACGCCGCGATGATGCGCGGGCAGGGGAATCAGGCGCTTTTCTCTGGGCTCGGATCTGGCCTCGGTGATGCCGCGACCCTGTGGGGATCGCGAGGAATGGGCGGGCTCGGAAACGCGAACAACATTGGATACTCGAAGGTGATCAAGTAATGCCTGCCGGCAACCCCTTCGCATACGAACCGATGCGCCTTGGAGCCTCTTTCCTGCAGGGCGAGGCCATCGCCCGCGATCGTGAGCAGCAGCGCCAGGCCATGGTCCTACGCCAGGCCGCAGAGGAGCGCGCGCGCCAGGAGAACGATTACAACCAGCGGATCCGCCCCCTCGAATTGACAGGGCGTCAGCTTGCCCTTCGCGGCCAGATGCTCGGAACCGTGGAGACGCCCGAAGACTACGCGCGAGTCCTTCCCGCCGTGCAGGCTGCGGGGCTTCCTACGGCCGATCTTCCCGAGGGGAACCAGTCGACCGCCTGGCTCCAGTTCCGCAAGCCGCAAGAGCCCGCGCAGTCGTGGCTTCCCGAGCGATTCCGGCCGGCCGATCTGTCCCCCGTTCCGCAGGCCGAACGGGGGGCGCCCGCGCTGTCCGAAACCACCATGCAGGCGCCCGGCATCGCTCCCGAGGACATCCCGGCGATTCAGCGGGCTGCAGAGCGTGGATTGCCGCTGGTGCAGCAAACCAAGATGCGCGAGGCCGAAGCCAATCGCGGACTTCGCGGTTTGGAGCTTGATTCTAGGGCAGAGAAGTACCGGACTCAGCTTGCATACGCTGACCGCGCTGCAGGACTCGCAGATAAGCGGTTTGCGCTCCAGGAAACCAAGGACGAACGAAGCGCGCGAATCGAATCCGAGCGCATTGCAATGGAGCGCGATCGCCTCCGACTTGCCAGGGAGCAGGCTGGGCGCGAGGCTGGGCGCGAAATCCCCAAGATCGCAGGATACGAGCCGATCCCTGGGCAGACGGTCGACGCGCCTTCCGCAAAGGTTGCGCGCGATGCGATTGCAAAGCTGGGCTCTCTGGAGGCCATCATAGGCGAATTCAAGACGGCATACGCAGACGCCAAGAAGCGCGGCGTCGCTGGCCAGATCATAGGCCCCGATGCCGACCGCCTGAACGGTATTCGGCAGCGAATGCTTCTGAACCTCAAGGAGGCCGAAAACCTTGGCGTCCTGCAGGCCGTCGACATTCAGACCATGGAGCCGATTGTTCCGAAGGCCGTTGGAGCCGGGGCGCTTATGAATGCCATGGTGGGCAGAAATGACCCCATGATCGCGCTGGACCAGTTCGAGCGCGAAGTCAAGGGGCGTCTTGGGAGTGTCGTGCAGTCGCACGGATACCAGCCGATTGCGAAGCCTGCGGGCAAACCGTCGGCGCTCCCCGCTGGACTCGTCTCCCGCCTTAAAGAAGGCAAGCAGACAACGTTTGGAAACGGCCAGGTCTGGACTCTCCAGAATGGCAAACCCGTGCAGGTGAAATGATGGCAGGCGAATGGGATGTGGTTTCCGAAGAAGACTTGCCCCCCGGATGGAACGTCGTTTCCGAAAGCGACGTTGCGTATCCTCCCGACGTAGTACCGCAGGAGCAAGCTCCCCCGCTGTCGTGGTGGGAGTCCGCTTTCCCGCGCTCCGTCGCCGTGGCTGACCGTCCCGCATACGACCCGCGCGCGCTGGCCGCTGCAGGGCTGGACGTGGCAAGCCTTCCGGGCCGGGCCTACGCGTCCCTTGCGCGTCCAGAGGGCGAGAGTTACGCCGATGCGATGGCCCGTCTTACGCCCCCCGCAGTCATGCCACAGGCCGAAGGGCGCCTTGGCTCCGAGGGCTCCGATCGGTTCGCCGAAACCGTCCTCCGCGACCCCGCGACCGCTGCGCTTTCCGTGGTCCCTGTCGCATGGCTTGGGCGCGCGCTGTCGAAGGCCCCGGTAGTCTTCCGCGGAGCTGGCGTTGGAGGCGCTTACGGCTCCGGAGTGGCGGCGACTCGGCAGGCGGAAAACCTTTCCGCTGGTCGCGATCTGTCGGGCGGCGAAGTCGCTCGGGATGTCGCTGTAGGGTCCGGCATCGGTTCTGGATTCGGTCTTCTTGGCGCGGGGCTCACCGCTGCAGGCCGTGCGGCGGCTCCGGCTGCGATGAAGCTGGCAAAGGTGACCCCGAAATACCGCGAAGCAGTCGAGAATTCGCTTCCGGAGATGATCCGACGCGGCATCCTTGCCCCCACCGTCGGAGGAATGGAGCGCAATGCCGCGCTCATGCAGCGCGATATCACCGGGAAATACTCTGCGGCATTGGCTGGAACTGAAGGCGTCCCCGCGGTTTCGCTTGGACTCTACGGAGAGCGCGCTGCTCAAAAGGTTCGCGATCTCGCGGGACGCGGGCGAATCGGCCCAGAAGATGAAGCCGCAGCAATCGATTGGATCATGGGCCGCGCTTTGCGTCCAAATGCTGCCACAGGAGCGGCGTCCCCAGGTATGGTAGACGCTGGCACCGCTGTTACTGTACGTTCGCAGGCAAGAAAAGCGGCGGGAAGCTATGAATCGCAAGCGCCAAAAAGCCCGCGACGCGAAGCAATGCAAGAAGCTGCCGACGAGCTTGCAGCTGGAATAAATGACCGCTTCCGCTCGGCTTCCCCAGCCATCCGGGAAGTAGATCAGTTCGCCGCACCATACTACCAGTTCAGCCCATATATGGAAGCCCTTGGGCGCCGCGGCAACAATTACGAGATCGGTTTGACCGAGCTTGGCGCCGCTGGCCTTGGCGGAACCGTTGGATCTGCGGGCGGGCCTCTCGGGTCTGCGGCCGGAGCAATCCCCGCGGCACTCCTTGCACGCGCTCAACGCTCCCCGGCCTATCCTTGGGCTCTTGCTGGCGCCGGGAGGCTTGGCGCGCGAATGTCGCAGACTCCGGGTGTGTTCGCTGGCCGCATTGGTCTCGGCCTCCGCGGATCGCAAACCGACAACGCAAGGGGGCGGTGATGGCTTCGATTGGTCAGGCACTTTTCCCGAGGTCGACCGAGCGCGCAAGCATTCCCGCATACCACCCGCGGGCCGTACTCGATGCGGCTTTCGATGTCGCCAGCATGCCCGGCCGCGCGTATGCCTCCTTGGGGCGCCCTTCCGCCGAAAGCTACTCCGACGCCATGGCGCGCACGGGGCCGACGGGAGCGATGCCCGGGGCGATGTACCAGGGAGAGGGCGACGAGTTCGCCGACATGGTTCTGCGCGATCCGTTCCTTCCGCTGGGCGCCATGCTCTCCGCCGCTGCTCCAGTCCGCGCGCTTGGCCAGTACGGCCGCGCAGGCGTTGAGGGAGCATTCAACGCGGGCGGTTCCATGGCTGACCAGTACGCCACCACGGGCCGCGCAGAGCTTGCGCCGTCCTTGCTGGCTGGCGTGACGGGTGCAGCTCCGGGGGTGCTCCCCGCGGGACGGAATACGCGCGCGGCGATGATCTCGCCGGAGGGGTCGGTTTCGTACCGTTTCACGGCGAAGGATTCCCCCATGTCTGACTGGGGTCACGCGATGTTCGCAGACAATCGCGACGCCGTTTCTCGCATCTATGGGAAAAATGAGTATCGCGTCCCGGCAAGCGGGCTTACGGATGTCCGCTCGCTTGATGACGCAATCCGTGCGGCGTGGGAGTCTCGCGATCTTGGAAGGTCTATGAGTGCGGCCGATGCGGCCTATTACGATGACTTGACGCCAGACGACATCTCTGATCAGCTCGTGAATGTTGGAGACATTGTGAATACAGCCAAAGGGTACGATTCCCCGCTGGTTAACTGGCTTTACGATGCCGTGATTGAGCCTCGCGGGATTCGTGGGGTCAAGACTCCAGACGGTGCGGTTGTGTTCGACCCCGAGATCATCAAGAAGGTGAATCAAAGCCAGTTTTCGGGGCCATCTTTTGCCGCGCAAAAAACATCCTCACGCGCCGCCACGCCGACCCAAACGCTCGGATCCCGCCTTTCCGCGCAGGCCAAGCACGCGGCACTGCGCGAGTATCTTTCCGACGACAGGCCCCAGGGCGACACGCATTACACCAGCAGGAGCAGCCGATAATGGCCACCATCCTCCCCCCGATGCAGTTCGTCCCCGCGCAGTGGTTCACCCAGGCCGGAGACGCCGCGCTGTCCGGGGGCGTCCTCAAGTTCTACGCCGTCGGCACCAGCACGCCCAAGGACGTTTTCGCCGACTACCTGCGCGCCACGTCCATCGGATCCGTGGTCACTTTGGACGCAGGCGGTCGCGCGACCATCTTCCTGGATGGCCTCTACCGCGTGGCGCTGTACGACGCCGACGACGTTCTGGTTTCCGGCCCGATCGATGGCATCGGCGGAGGCTCGACCTCCGGCGAAGGATCGACACTTTTTGTCTCCCTGTACGACGACCTCCGGGCGCTGGACGGAGACGACGCGCGCGCGGCCGTGCTCGAAGGCCGCTTGGCCAACGGAGACGGCGGGGCGGGCCTGTTCGTGTGGGATTCTCTGGAGACTGCGGCCGACGACGACGGAACGATCCTTACTCCTGCAACGCTTCCGGCTTCCGGCCGGTGGGTCCGCGTTCGTGATCCGGGCGCACTCGATCCCCGGTGGTACGGCTGCACCGTTGACGGCACGACCGACGACGCGGCCGCATTCGCCGCGGCTCTTGCCGCTTCGGCCTCTTTGGGCTCTCCGGTGGTCCTGGCGGGCGGAACGCTTCGCATGGCGTCGACTATTCCCGCTGCCACCGGCGCGTCTCTGCGCATCCTCCCAGGCGCCGCGCTGACGGGCGGATCTGGCGTTGTGCTCGGAATGCCGACGGGGTGCAAGTTCGAAGGGGCGGATGACTGCTTCGCAGGCGACCTCACGGCATCCTTTGGCGCGCTGGTTGCCGAGCCGAATCCCGCATGGTGGGACCGCACCACGGGCGAAGAAAAGGTTGCGCTGGCCTTGGCATCCGTTCTTTCCTCCGGAACGCGCGTGATCATCGATCGCGTCTATTCGATGGCTGGGAATCTGGTCATGGGAGCGGAGCCCGTTCTTTCCTTCCGCGGCCTTGGGGAACTGTACTGGCCCGCATCCGGATCGCCGGTCAACGTCACCATCCAGAAGTGGGAGCAGGACGCACAAAGCGTTGTGCGCTTCCGATTTGGGTCGAAGGCCAAGCTCACCTCGCTGGTGATGGCAAACGACCAGGGGCGCCCGCTATCCCCTCGCCTGTTCGGTGCCTCGGCAAATGGAACATCCGACGATACCGCAGCCGTCTGGCCTGTCTACCTGCACGGGTGGGTCGATGTCGACGGACGATTCCAGGTCAATACCACGCTGACGGCCATTACGGGCGCCTCCGTCGTGTTCGAAGGACGGAATCCGTCCGCGATCGAATGGGCTGGCGCTGAAGCGATGCCGTCCGAAATTCTCCTGGGGGATGGCGTCAGCCTCGCGCTGACTTCCACGACCGCGCGCATCACGGCGCACCGCGTCGCGTTCTCGCGCGCAACGTATTCGGCCAGCTCCTCGCAGATTTCGAATATCTCCGCGGTGGATTGCCTGTTCGCATCCGATGCATCGGCCGACGGCGCCGGGGCGCTTACGCTCTACGGATCGATCGGCGTTGCGGCTGGCGGTCTTTCGCTTTCGCGCTGCCGTCTCTACAACGCGGCAACCAGCGCGGGCGGAGGCGACAACGTGATGGACGGGTGCGTTTCTTCCGGCGATAGCGGCGACGACTCGCACGACCGCGGGCCTGGTGGAGCCGGTTCGCCTTGGAAGAT